AATAATATTCACTGGGAACAGAATTACACGCCTCGATAAGACGCGCATAGTCTCCCGCAGGAACCGTAGCTATGTTAAAACCAAGGTGATATGCAACACGACTAAAATTGTAATCATCTAACCTGTACCCAAAAGTCTGAGCAGGATTACGTGTTAGCTGATTTATTGCAGCATATACAACTTCTCTCTTAGTAGCATCCGTTGTTGTAGGATTAAATACAACACCTTGCTGAGCTAGATAACTCTGTACTTGCTCTAATTCTTGCTGTGTAAATTGAGCCACCTTTCAAACCCCGTATATAACTCAAGTTTATCCCAGAAAAAGAGGGGGCGTATTGTAAAACCCACCCACTCACACTGACGCCCCCTTGGCCGACAAATCTATCCGAATTCACCCTCTATACAGCACTCGGGAAAACAGATAAAAAACTTACTTAAAAAAAAATGACTTAACTCAAAAAGATATCGCAAAATTATTTAATGTATAAATTTCTAGCATAAGTAATATAAAATTAGGCGTTACATGGAAACACGTAACGCCTGAATAAGACTATTCTACGTACACATTCCCGTCTTCAAGAACCTCATCCCAATTAATACCCTTAATAGACTTCAACTGATCAAGTTTGGTAAAGCGTTCACCAGGCAAACTTTGCTGCAGTTCTTTTATATCCGTAGCAGTTTTAATTCCCACGCCTTTCAACACCTGAGTCAGTAACTGAGGAGGAGCGGAGTTGATATTTACGCGGTTAAAAGCAGGAACTTCCGGCTTAACTAATTGACGTCCGCGTCGTTGCTTCGAAGGAGTTGGTTCTGGTTCAGCCTCACGAACTTCCTCAATAACCTGATTACGATGCGCGAAGAAAACTTTACCTGTAGTAATAGAACGCACCATCATGTACTCACCATCGTCGTGAGTGCTGACAACTTCAATTTTGACACCATTAGGAGTGTAAGTGAACTCTTTAACCTGAGTCACAGTCATTATGTGAACAGCATCTGAACGGTATCTTACCTTAAACTGGCAGTAGGTGTACGGTCTAAAGGTAGGTGCCTTTTAACTTTCGTTTACCGGGTTTACCTGAAATCCCGGCGCCCGCAAGACGATTGCTGCAGGCAATTCCTTTTGCAGGTGACGTACTGAACGTCGTCGGCGAAACAAGTTCCAACATAAAAGCTGGCATGTCGCCCCGGCGTGCGGCAGCGCGAGGTATCGCAGTAGGTGGGACTGGGTTTGCCGCAAGTGCACTGCCTCCCGCCGATGTCGCCACGGTGGCACCAGCTGTGATCAGGTACGCAGCTAAGACTCAGGAAACCCCGGAGGTACAAACACGGCGTGAGTTGTACCGAAGTTTAGGTATCGCAGGCGCTGGAGCAAGCCCGGAAGCATTAAAACGAACAGCAGGAATGTTGGATTACGTCAACCCAGAAAACTGGGCTAGATCTCTGATAGACCTTGTGGAGACCGGTAAGACCTATAGCATCAATCCGGAAGATCGTTTGGAGGAGATCAAACAAGAACTACTGCGTAAGTCAATCGGAATCAGGTAAAAAAAAAAATCCCCCTCCGAAGAGGGGGCGTCCGTCGACATCCGATTAAATGTATCAGGCCGAGGGAACGGTGGAGGTGTAAATCGAAGACTCCACCACACCAGCGGGCTGCAGGGCGACATCGGAGCGCTTGGGCGGCTCGTCAGGAACCAGCCAGCAAACTTCGCAGATTGCCAGAGCTTTGTCCTTACCGATGAGCTTGCCGGATTTAGCACGAGGATCGTACACACCGGAAGCTTGGGCGAGGCCCGAAGCAGCCGCACCGCCGAGGTTACGAACTGAGGACAGTTTGTAAGTAGTTTCGGCAGTCACAACGTGCATGTTCGCTTCATTCCAAGCGTTGGTGGAATTGAACGAACCGTTCTCGATGCGGCTGTTGGCGCCGACGATAGTGGCAAAGAAACCACTAGGGGTAGGGGTGCTGTTCAGACCAACGCTCAGAGCGGGGCCGAGACCCAGAGTGGGGGTAGCGGAACCGCCGCCCACGCCGCTGGAAACCACATCGCCGCCGTCGAGACGCAGACCCACACGGTACACATAAGCGCCGGAAGGCACAGTGATACCGTCGGCAATGTCGGAACGCACATCCTTGTGATAATCCGGCGAGGGGATAATCACGTTGGCGGTGGTGAAGGGAACGTTGTCCCCGTTCAGACCAGAACCGTAGGGCTTGGTGTAGTACTCAAGCTGGTTGACAGAACCGAGGGCCTGATAAGACAGGTCCACGTAACCGACAGCCTGCTGAGCAATCCAGCCGGGACGGAAAATAACGCCAACAGGACCGCCGACGGGTTGATCGACGAGGGTTTCGCTGGTGCCGTTCTCGTTGTTGTAAACAACGGACTTCTCTTCGTGCCAGTAACGAAGAACGTTGGTGTAGTTACCAGGATAAATCTTGGCAACCGAGATCTGGTTAGGGTTGATGGCCATCGTTAGTTACCTCCTCAAGCGTTAAAGGAGTAGGCGATGGTCGCGAAATCAGCGTTCAGAAGTTCGAAACCTGCGTACAGGCTCCAAATCATCATGATGAAACGGCTGAAATCGTCGTTGTTATTCAGCAACACCTGAGCATTGTTACCGCCGATGCCGACGCCAACGCTCTGGGGACCGAAGAACATACCAATTGCGCTCTCGTAAGACTTCGACGTGCCGCCGATGGTGGCAGTCTGGCTCTGAGAGGGCATGTTGGTGGATTCGAAGAAGCGAACGCCTTCGAACACAAAACCCGTGGGCATGATCGGCTCGCCGGCCACGAAGGTGGCTTGACCGAAGCCCTGACCCATGTAGATGGCAGCGTTGGGCTGCATCGAGGACATGAGGGGGTTGATCTGACCGTTGCCGGGGTAACGAGCAACTTCACGGAAGTCGCTGTTCTGGCGCAGGTGCATCAGGAAGGTAGGATCGCAGACGCAGCGATAGAAACCGTCCTGGTAGGTAGGAGTGTTCCGCTTACGCAGGCTCTTCACCACGCGCAGCAGGTCATCCTTAACGTCGAACTTAGCTTGCTCGGCGTTGGCGTAGGTGAGGCTACCAACGGCAAGATCGCCGGGGTAGTAGTAACCACCTTGGCTGTCGGAAGCCTGACCCTTGGAAACAGCTTTCAGGAGTTCATTGATGAACACCCGGTCGCGCCAACGACGGTAGTCGTCGAGCAGAGTCAGAGAACCGATGGACTGGTGGAAAGCGGTAAGGTTACCGGTGTCCAACAGCAGACGCTGAGCGGTGATCAGAGTCTCGCGAGCAATCTTAAAGGTGCTCGGCTGAGTGGGATCACTCGGGTCAGCAGGACCGGTGTACTCGCGGAGGGTCACGAGCACTTTGTCCTTAACAATGTTGCGGCTGTTAGCCGTGCCGATGGTTTGCTCGGCAGTGCGCTCCCGGCTTTCTTTCGAACCAGGATTGCCCCAGAAGCGGTACCGGTCTAACTGAACAGTCTGGCCGGGTTGCTTCGAGAAATCGTGAACAACCACGGGCTCAGCTGCCATCTCCACCACATACGCGGGGTGAGGACGGTATAATTCAGCGCCCAGCAGCTTCGGGAAGTCATTATCGACGAACAAAGCGTCAACCTCCGAAGAACTACATACTTAATTTAACTAGAAAACAGGCTGAACAAAACCAGCTTGTCGCATTTTTAGCGGTCAAATTGACTTTTGATTACTTGAATTAACTGTAGGTGAATAAGTGCGCACCATAGAGCGAACACCTTCAGGCAACTGATGGTAGATAGCCGCAAAGTTAGAGATATACGTGCCGGCTTTTCCGCGGTAGATGTACCGCAAAGCCGTCGACATCAGCCCAGGAGCTGTGCTGCGAACAGTCTCCGTATATGTTTTACAGTAAACAGGAGGGTTATACACCCACGACGCGCGAGATCCGGACGTGTCGTTGGTTGGATTTGTGAGAATGCCGCCTTCATAACGACCGTGAGTTACGCCCCCTCCTGTGTAACCCTGAGCAGCTGTGTTGTCGTCGGGAGTGTTGTAGGGAGTGTAAGCCTGAGACGCAGGAGCAACGCCATTGAAATAAGTAGATTGCCCTGTTGTCCTTAAGCCAAACTGGGGACCATAAGACGTGGAAACTTTTGCATTAGCGATTGTCGAAACACCCAGAGGGCGATACCCGACATAACTGCTTAGCGCTCCGCTCGGAGCGTAATCAACATCCGAATAATTTGTCCAGTACCCAGAAACCGCGCGAGGAACAGCGCGCCACTCGTTAGTGTTATACCAAAGCCCACTATTCGGAGCTCCTGGAGTGACGATACCGGTATCCGCGCCGGTATCCACAATCCCAGAGCTGACCACGATATAGCCCTCGTGGTTCGGACCGCTTTGAACCCTGTGAAAGCCGCTATCGTACCGCCAATTACTTATAGGCGTATACATATCGGCTTCTCACGGTTACATATAGTATAAAACTTTTAAAATCAGTCTTCAGAAACAGCAGCAGGCTCGACTTTGGCACTTAGAGCTTGCATGTCCGCACTGATATTTTGCATATCCCGAACATAAAGTTCGCGAAGGGCACTCAGCTCGGATTGCAAGGCGGCAATTGACTCTGCCGGTGTGGAGGCCGCTTTTGAACGACGGTTGAGATTAGCCACGCTGCATTTCCTCGCGTTTTTTAGCGAATTTTTTAGCTTTACGCTTGGCCTTAACCATAGACTCTTTTTTCTTTACGCGCTCAGGGAGATCGCCTTTAGTTTCTTCCTCATACTCTTTTACTTTATTTTTTGAGATTTCACCGCGTTCCGCCATCGCGTAGAATTTGCGGCGCTGAGACTCGCTTCGAAATGGGGCCAAGATTATACGCTAAATCTAAAAGTAGTTTAACAATAAAAAACCCCGCCTACCAGACGGGGTCCCCTGGATCCTCCTAGCGGATAGTAGCTCAGGCGTTGTCCAAGAACAACAGCTTGCTACGGATGGCATCAGGACTCATCTGAGACAGATAACGCCAAGCGTTTTCGGGGTTCTGATCCATCGTCTGAGTGAAGCCGTTCCACTGAGACTCAACATCAGCACCGCGAGCACCGCCGGTAGCACCAGCAGGGACAGCAGGCATTTGATCATACTGAGGCTGATACTGTTGGCTGTAGCCGTAATCAACCTCCTCGTCCACGGGGTACACCTCGGTGAAGAACCGATTGGTGTAATCAGCCAGCTGATCAGGGTCAGTCAGGATGTGCTCCATGGCGCCGGCTCGCAGAGCGAGGGCTTCCATGTTTTCATTCTGCTGAATCAGCGTATCTTCAAGAGTAACAGCGTACTCGTTGAGAACCGCAGGGGCTTCAATACCGAAGTGATTAACTACGGCGCTTGTTTCCGCGCTTAGTTGAGCGGGTTGCGCTTCCGTAGAAGTCGGATAAGAAGTCGGGGTTGTATACGCGCTGTTGTACGAGATCTGCTGATCCGTAGGCGCTTGGTACAGCCAGGGTTGGGCCTGTAAATTCTGACTGTACTGTTGAGTATCCTGCGGCACCATTTGGTACTGAGGATACTGTTGTGCCTGGCTGGGGGACGGGGAGATCCGAGAAACCACCCGTTCCAGGCTGCCCATCGCCGCTTCCCACGGATTGGACGGGGAGGAGGCTGACGGAGACTGGCTGTACTGGTTGCTGGTAGAAGGGGCCGTAACCGGTGTTGCCGGCGACTGCATTTGGGGCATAGCCACCGAAGGCACCCCCTGGGTATTGGCTACCCACTGCGGGTAGGCTGTTGAGCCCAAATCCGCCGCGGGCGCTGCCTGAGGGGCTGCTACCGCCGGGGAGACCGGGCTCGGGATCGAAGCTGGGATCTGCTGGCTCATAGCTGCCCGAGTAAGTCAGTTCTTGCGCAAGGTGATCGAACGTCCTGTATAACAGGCCGGTCAGGTTTAGCCGAGGATCAGCCGCTAATGGTTGATTCGGCGCAAGCGGATGCGGCGTCTGCAACATCTGACTTAATAATACTAAAAATTGCTGGAATGCGCCTTGCGTTTGTTGGATCATGCGGAAGGGAAATCCCTTCAGCATCTCACTACGTTCAGCATCCGTTTTATCAGGAAAGAGATACTTCAGAGCTTCGACGCTATCCACACCGAGTTCTTGAAGATTTCGTACAACGATTGACTTTTGGTTAATGTCGTACGCAGTGTCTTCATAAACATCACCCTGGAAGCGATAAGTAACATCGCGATTACCGTCAGGAGGCAGACCGTACACACCTGCCGGAACGTTATTAGCCTCAAGAGCTTTCTTAAGTTCCGCCTCAACCTTCGCCTCGAATTTGCCTACAGAAATCTGATATTTTTCTAGCGCTTCTGGCGTCTCCTCTTTAGGCGGGTTAGGCGCCTTCATGCCGCTGACGGCGATGAAGCTGTCGCGGAAGATTTCCTCCTGATGGAAGAGAATCATCTCCAACAGACGACAAAAACCGTAAGTTAAGAAACTTTTGTTTTTGCGAAGCGCCGTGGCCTGCGCGCGACCCATCAAACCTTTAATTTCTGTTGCCGTAGCACCGGCGGAAATAGAGATCTCGTCGACACCGCCCAAAGCTGTTCGAATTTCTTCACGCAGCAACAAAGCGTAACGATTCATATCCCCGTTAACCGGGTCGGGCGTCATGTAGCCCACGCGGTCATTCGGCTCAATATTCGCAATAACGCGAGGGACTTTTAAGCCCCCGAGTGTTGAACCAGAACCGAAAGGTTCGGAAACGCGAGTAGATGGAGTATCGCGTCCTGCAAATCCGCTCTGACTACTAATAGTCGGACGGAATGTACGACCTTCATCCGCAGCTTCGACCAGATCGCTACGAGGGCGCGAACTAATAAGCGTGGGATTACCAAAAAACTCAATGTTCTTGGCGATATTGCGCATCATTTGGTCATGAAGCACAATCTGCTCCATGAAAGGCTCAAACTCGCCTTCGCCTTCAGTTCCGCTGCTATTTGGTTTGTTTAAAACCTCAACAGCCGGTATAAACCCAAGCGTATTCGGACGGCTATTCCTAGGGCTGAGAACAGCACCCGGTTCTAATTCAAAACTGAGCTCTGTATTTGCCTCAAATTCATCTATACGATCATTTGTAATTGAGATGCGAACGTAACGTTCGTTCATCCCGTAACTATCGGAAGGAAGACCTAGCGTCGTATTCCTTACCTTGTAGCTATAAATAATTACAACTTCTTCGATATTTCCATTTATATCGTGATAAACACGGTACTGATCCTTAGTAAAGAAATATATCTGATATTTAAGTTTTGGATCGGGACGGAAGTAAAACAACCCGCAGCCATCTAGCAAAAAATTCCGGATGATGGCGGGGAAACGAATATCAAGTTTATTTAAATCAATTAAATCTTGTAAGAACTGAGTACGAGCCCGGTAAGTGTCCTGCTCGCAGTAAAAAAATAAACCCTTCTTAATCATCAGAAGGGTCATTTGCTGGAGGTGGCCTAAGACCACCATCGTGGCGGCCTGACGCGAGCGATCTTGCGTCCGAGACGCTTCTAAGATCTCAGTGAATCTTTGTCGAACGCCCAGCGTATCAGCTGCCATATTCAGTACAGTGTTAATTCAAGAGAACTTTTCTCCCCAACAGTCTACTTAAGCCACGAGCCCTTGTACTGCAAGCTTTCGAGGTATTTCTTGGCTGCCGGAGACGTGAACTGATCGTAACCAAACGGAATACTGCCGGGGGCGCTGCTGGGCTGGCCAGTTTTCGGGTCCCCCATAAAACGAGTGGGGACGGCCGACTCGCCCTCAAAAACTCGGGACATACCCTCGGGTGTATTCATGAAGTAAGAATTTTCCAGCACATTCATCTCCCCGGTCTGGTTGTTGCCGGGTAAGTTAGAGCTTGTGTACCACGAGATTCCCTTGTCCTGCAGACCGCCGCGACCAATACCTAAATTGGTCGAACCTAACGGGTTGAATAAAACTCGAGCCGGCTCGAATTTATTCTCCCCCGTGGGATCTACATACTGAGTGTATTGCTTAGGATTCTGAGTGGCCCAATTATCGATAACAGCTTGAGGACGATTACCGATATACAAACCGGTATCTCCCTTGGCTAAATAATCTTTAATCTGTTCGTCATTGAAGCCGCCAACATTACGCGCGCGCATCCAAGCGGCAGCGTCGAACACACCAGGGCCTAGCGAGCCGCCGTAAACTTCTCCCCCGGTAGCGTATTTTCCGATATCACTTGACTGCCAGCTTAAATTTTGTGCAGGTTGAGAAGCAGCGGCTACTTTGGGTCGATCTTTCGGTTTTGTAATAGGTCCTTTCGCAATCGAACGCGTCATATCGCCACTGGGTTGCTGCAGCCTTTTTAAAGACTTTCCTTTAGCTTGACGAGCCTTAGTTTGGTCCGCCTGAGGGCGCCCAGTCTGTTGGGGAAGAGCAGCACCAAGAGAGCCCAGCCCACCAGAAACAGAGGTCATCCGGTTCTGACTAGCAGCCGGACGTTGGGGACGAGGAGCAGCAGCTTGGGGACGAGGAGCAGCCGCGCGAGGTTGCGGACGGGGAGTAGCAGCTCGAGGTTGCGGACGGGGAGTAGCCGCACGTGGCTGGGAACGACTCCGGCCGCCGGGCGCAGGACGGTTACCTCCAGCCATACGTTTAGCAGCCACAGATCTACGGTTGAACTTGTCTAATTTTAAACAATTTTTTCTTAAAAACTAAGGCGTTACCTAAAGATGCTTAAGGAAGCAGATAGTTACGAACTCGATCTAGCTCAAAAAGCTTCGCTGGCAGCAATTCGTGAGGATAAGGCTCAAGAATATGATCGGTACGCCCTAAGGGATCCGTAGCTCCAGCCGCAGCACGATAAGAGTCGATAAAATCAAGCATTTCCTGGCTATCAGCAGGGGCTACAGCGTTAGGGATTACGTCATAGCAATGAGAGAAGGAAGTGACCTTACGTTTCATGCGAGATGCGTCGCCCATCCAGCTAAAGTGCCACCCGGCATCACAGTTCCCAACAACAATATCGTTTGGGTTGTGACGGATTTGCGAGGGCGTCTGATCTAAGTGATCGTGAAGAACAACTGTGCCGCAAGTCCAATTATTAGGAGCCTCAGTAGGGCTGCCTTCCGGATTAACGACACGAAGGTCTGCACGCCCGTAGAACATAGGCATGGATAGCCGAACACACCGCGAAGTGTCTGCTTTGGCTAATTCGACCGCCTCCAGCAACGCTTCGGGTTTAGGGATTTCGTCAACGTCACTGAAAAAGAACACAGAATCAGGTGGAGTCATACGCATGCCGACTCCTAAAGCATCCCTCTGGGCATACTCGCGCGCCCACGGATTAGGAATATCTTCAGGAGTAGGAAGCTCGACGTGAAGAACTTGAATCATATCCTCAGGTAAACCCAGAGCCCGGATGGTATCTACACACGTAAAAGGCTTAGGATCGCCTTTAAACGTACGGTCTCCGTCTGTAATAATAAATCCATCTACAATATCTTTAAGTAACTCAATTCTGAGTTCTAGGAGCTCTTTTTCGTCGAAATACAAAAAACAGTCAAACAGCATGACAACCTAAAGGCTGTCAGCATATTAGCGCTTAACGGCGGTATTGATTCCGCCAGAGGCGCGTAAAGCACTATCGCCATTAGTAGGGCGCCGCTTTGCCCGAGCTTCCTCGAGTAAAGACTCTTTCATACCGCGCACGTAATTATCCATCTCATCCTCAGCGGAAGGGTTACCCGTTAAAGCAGGAGGCATTGCACCGATAGTGGGGCTTTGTAAGCGGAGATTGTATTCAGATGGAGAGTCATATACGGTATCTAAATATTCTTGTGTGTCTGCAGCTTGCTCTTGATCGGAAAAAGCCCGGCCAAAAAAATCAGCGGCTTGGTTGAACGGGCTCCGCATTTTGTTTAAGAAGTCTTCTTCCTAATATACTCAGATGCTCGACGACGAGCTTCGCGTGCTTTAGCTGTATTAGGAACTTGAGTATTTACAGGTCTGTCGCCGCGTGTCGCACGCTTCTTGGCTTCGTCGGTAGCGCGACGTTCAGAAGGACTTAATGAAGCCCACGCGGCTTTAGGTAGATAACGTTCAGTCCTACCTTTTTCGCGAGCTAAATCAGCCATTACACGTATGACCCGCCAGCCTGCGTGGGCGAGCCCGTCATCCGGGACACAGTCGCAGATTTTAAAAGATCGTCTTTCGTAGCATCCAAAAGACGATTCCAAAGTGCCAAACGAGTGGCATCGGACGTGTCTTGATACAGCTCATCGAAGAGTTTTTCGGATGTAACTTCGTCGAGAACATCTTCCCGGAAGCTATCCTCTCCGCCTGAAAAAAGCTTGGCTAAATCAGAAGAACTGTAACTAGAGGCCATTACTTAGACTCCTTTTCGTACTCTTCACGAGTTTGCCAATCTTCCTTTCCCCAACGAGAAAGTCGGTTAGACGAAGACTTACCGCCTTCGTAACGGCCGCCCGCTTCTTTATAGTACTTAGTTGCGAGCTGCATCGCACGGGCGCTGTGCCCGCCTAATTTCTTACGTGCTCGGGCTTTTGCGCGAGCCCACTTTTCGGGATCTTTTTTCTTAGCGATCTCAGCCATTAGTAAAAAACGTATACGTGTTCAACAGTACTGATACCGCTAATAGAGGTTATGGAAACGGGTAAATGAACATCCGTGCGTATGTGCTGAAAAGTCATCGGGGTTCCAGGAGCATCCGCTAACGTAACCACCAAAGTCTTATCTGCGTTTTTATTAGCGTTTTCGACATAGATACCGCGGCAGGCAGCAAAATTGCTGTTAGTACCGGATGCGTTAACTAAAAAACCGCTTGCGTAGGGGAGTGAAGCACTAAAACCGTAATAACTGCCAAAAGCGCGAACGTCCATACTAAAAAATTTCCTTCAGCTCAGTTTAGACGATTCCTGGGCTTCTTCGATCAATCGATCTAAGTACCATGCGCATTTTTCCAAATCCTCCACGCCGTTTTTATGTTCTGTCCGCCAGAGATATTTGAGGCAAGCTCCGCGGCAATATGCTTTGAACCCTTCCGCCCCTAAGGCAGCCTTCAAAGCATCAATGCACTCGATAGCCCCTTGCGTATAGTGCTTAGGGTGATGCACAGCATCGTTTTCAGACAGGATTGAACCAAAAAATCGTTCCATTGCGGGATTCAATAAACTTTCGAAGTCTATATGCGTCGCCTCTATTGAGCGTCTGATACAAAATTCTTCCCTGGAGCTGGTATCCGACGGTCACAAAGGCAGCGCCTCCGCCAGCCACTTTAAACCAGACTTATTAGATGATCACAGTCTAACAAACTTCCATGAAGTTCTTTTAACTTTGGAGAATATTTGAGATCGTCGTGACGAATAAGGCCACTGGGGTGCAACTTATACACTCCGTTTTCTTTCCGCATGGGAACACAACGTCTATGTTCGTATCCTGAAGGGATATTCTCGAACGTAAGTCCAAGCGAACTACGATCCGCGATAGGCCAGTTTCGGATTCCAACCTTGGCGTAACTTTTCCCCGGATCGCAACTTTCAGAACGAATGTAAACCTCAGCATCGAATTGATCGAGAATCATCGCGCCGTAATACGGATTAGCCAGCTGGATAAAAAAATGAACTTCGCGATCAACGACTAAAAGCTTAGGGACCGTAAATCCCACACGGCCCCAGATACTAGGGGTCTCTCGCGACAACGAATACGAGTAGTAATTGTCAAAAGCAATTTTCTTATCTTCAAATAACTCATATCGAACAAAACCAGGCTCTAAGCCCATCTGAGCAAGACGCGGTTTCCAGCGAGCCCAATATGTAAAATTCTCCCAAAGAAGAACCATGTCGTTCTCCTGGTAAATATAGAAATCTGCGACTCTATTAAGGACAGCTAACGCTAGGTCAGTTTTATGAGCCCAGGTAAGATACCAATTTTCATATTCCGGAGAAGCGACTTTTATCTCAATAGTCTTATTTGAGACTGTTTCTAATATTTTCGCTAAATCCTCAACACAGTTTTGAGACTCGTAATCTACGTAAACATGAATACAAACATCGCAAACAAAATCATTGTACGCTTTTACAACATTTATAAGAGGATCTATCCTACTCAGAGGACTGTGCGCAGTTACAGCAACCCATATTTTTTTACCTTTCATATCAGGCTCGGCCGGGCCGAGAGCTTTTTGCACTGTAGTGTCTCCCACGGGGGCTGAATCAGTACTCAATTGAAAACTCCCCTCGGCGCTGTAAATACGCAATAAGCCAAGTGTATGCGTCTAAGAGGTCGTCATGCGCTGTGGCGCCGACGTTGATCAGCTGATCGAACAGAGCGTCGAACTTACGGTACTTGTTGAACGTGATTTTCTTATTTTCTAGCAAACCTAACGTTCCGCGGAAACGGGCGATTTTGTCTCCGCGAAAACCCTTGACTTCATGAATATGTAAGTTGCCTAGGTCCCTATCGTTAATCAAAACTCGCCGTAAGTCCGCCGCCAACGACGCTTGGTATGCTACAGACTCGACCACGAGGGTGATCGTGGAGTATGTCGGCATATATTGCCCGTCATGTTGCGTCAAAATGCCCCATTCGAGCAACATATCACACAGAAGGTCTATTTTTTCAAGATTTCCGATGGAACGACACTGGTGAGCATCGATTATGTAGTATTTATCCTTTAAACGCCCTCCTAACACAAAAGCTGTGTAGTCGCTGGTCTCGTTCTTGCTTGCTGAGAGGTCAATACCGACTGCGAGGCTGTCAAATTCAGTTACAACTTCTCCTTTAACGAGCAGATCGGGAGAAACGACCAGATCAGAGGTCATCACGGGCTGCTGTTGATACTGATAAGCAAAAGCCACGGGGTCTAGCTCTTTCTGACCTAACAAATAGTCAGCAGACCACTGTTCCGGCCAATAACTGACTGGTTCCCCCTTGTTATCGTACGTAATAGCCTCTTGCGTCACCTGTTTCCACCCTTTAGTGGGTACAAACATGGTTTTATGGATATCTAGAGGATGGAAACGAGTTCCAAGACAGATAGAACGCCCACCTTCGAAGATAATTGGTGCAATAACGGACGACCAGTTGTTATTCATCTCATCCCGGATAGCCGGGTTCTTAATATCCGCACTAGATTTAATAGGGTCATCTACGATAACTAGGTGTGCACGTTTAGACGTAATGGAACCTCGTAGACCGGCTGCCCTTAGAGTAAATTCTTCATCACCGATACGCGGAATACCTGCGTAATCGAAATCAATCGACCAACCGATGTCCGACTGCATGCCGGACTTCAACTGAACCCTCGGAAAGATCTTACGGAACTCAGGAGAGTCAATAAGCTGTCGAATAATTCGACTTTTGGGAATAGCAGTGGCGATGTTATACGAAACATAAATAATCTGTAACGGCCTCTGGGCGGTTGTATGCCTCCCAATAATCCATGCGGTAAATAAGTTAAGTACAGTAGACTTAGCGCTACCACGTGGGCTCAAAATATCAAGGTTAGGCCCTGCGATATCGAGTAAATACTTATTGGACTCTCCCGTTATTAGGTGGTGATGCCATTCCAGCATGTGCTTTGCCGGAGGTTTGTCCAAGATTGTGCAAAACGTCTGAAAATCATCAGCCGCTTTGGAGTAAATAGAGTCAATAGAGCTTATTGTGCTTTCTTGTGCGCGCACGGCACGCATCTGAGCGCCGCGGCGGTAGGCAAAAGTTTCCCGGCTCGGCATGTCAGTAAATTGACAGTGTTGCTATATTACCCGTATCAAGAGGATACTTCAAGAATGGCGAAAGTTCTCTGGTACGGAGACATTTGCAGTAACACTGGGTTCGCACGTGTAACTCATAGTGTATTAGATGTGCTGTGTAAAGAGCACGAAGTAACCGTTTTAGGTATTAACTACGCTGGAGATCCTCACGACAAACCCTACAAGATTTATCCGGCGTCCACGCTGCATTGTCCGGATCGATTTGGAATCCCGCGTATTCCAGAAGTCATTGAAAACGTAAAGCCGGATGTAATCATCTGTCTAAACGACATCTGGGTCGTGAACCAATTCTGGGAACGCTGCCAGTTCCTAAAAGATAAGTTTAAGTTCAAATTCATCGCATACTTCCCGGTGGATAGCGAGCGCTACTACCCGGATATGCTGCGGAACATCCCGCATTGGGATCTTGCTGTCACATTCACTGTGGGATCCGCGCATCGGATCATCGATCACGGCGTGCAAGCGGCCAAACTAGGTGTGCTGCCGCACGGGGTGGACCTCAGCAAGTTCAGCCCAATGCCGCGCGACGAAGCTCGGGACAAGCTCGGCCTGCCTAAAGACAAATTCATCGTTTTTAACGGCAATCGCAACCAACCACGCAAACGAATCGATCTAACAATCCAAACCTTCGTTAAGTTTGCGCAGGACAAGCCTGACGCCATGTTGTATCTGCACATGGGCGCCAAAGACATGGGATGGGACATTATCCCGCTGTTCCGCCGTGAGTGCGAACGAGTCAAAATCGATGGCGCTCAACGTCTGATCCTGACATCGGAGAACATTAACTACATGCAAGCACCTCCAGATGAGATGCTGAACACGATTTACAACGCATGTGACGTTGGTATTAACACCGCAGATGGCGAAGGATGGGGCCTGGTGAGTTTCGAGCACGCAAGCTGCCGTAAACCCCAAGTTGTTCCGGCCCACACTGCGTGTCTCGACATCTGGGATGAGGCTGCGCAGCTCGCAGACATCGCAACGTGGGTTGTTGACAAAGATCTTGGGGTTGAACGCGGTTTGATTTCTGTGAAGTCAGCCGTCGATTGCCTTAACGAACTGTATTACGACAAAAAGGTTTACGACGAAGTCGCAGAAGCGTGCTTTGCCGTGACACAACGCCCCGAGTACCGCTGGGAATCAGTTTCCGCCGGTTTCTCTGCGGCTATTAACGATCTTTTGGCAGCCTAATGAACATCACATACCGTTTCTTCCACGCAAATAGCGATGTTGTGTACCCGATTAAGCGCGAGCGTGAGGGTATACCCACTGTCTATACACAAGCAGAGAACCTAGGGGGCAGTTTTAAGCGGATCCTGAGGGGTCTGCCTGCGCACAACGTTGCCAACTTCAGCCCCAGCATCGTCAAGCACAACGGTAAAACCTATATCGCGTGGCGCTCCCAGCCGGAGCCTTTCGGATTCCGGCACGACATGAAGTATTTCTATCTAAATAATCAACCAACCGACATTTACATCGGAGAACTGGCTGACGATCACACGATCGTGGGAACTAAGAAGTTACGTTCCAAGAAACATCGCCTCAGCTACGAAGATCCGCGCCTATTCGTAGGCCCAGATGACAATCTGTACGTACAATTTGTCGCTTCGACATACGCCAGTCGCTTCGACAGTCGTCCGGACAAGCTGTTTGACACCCCAAAAGTGATTGTCTGCCTAGTCAATGACTCATTTGAGGCAGTGCACGCAGCAATCCCGCCTATCGGCAAAAACCTAGTCAAAGGGGAAGCCGAAAAGAATTGGTGTTTCTTTAGTCATAAAAGCCAGTTGAACTGTCTGTATGCCACGCGGCCTCTAACGATCGAGCGCGAAAACGATCCAACAATCACCGTAGACACGGCGGCTCTGGATAAAGTCACACACGGCTCACCTACGTTTAACTCTCTGCCCCCGATCAACCTGGGTTACGGGCACCTTATTTTTTATCACTGGAAGCACATGGCGCAGGAAGCTTCCGGTAAAACATTCCTCCTGTACCACTTGGGCGCCTACATCGTCGATCGAGATTTCACCAAAATCCTGTACATCGATAAAAATCCGCTCTTCACCGGCTCCCTTAACGATCACCTGATCGTGTGGACCGACTACGCAGGCAACCCGGTATCGGATCAACCTGCTGTAATGCTGCCGTTTGGGGCGTATATCGAGAACACAGAACTCGTTATGTCGCTAGGCATCAATGATGCCTTTATGGGAATCTTTAGATGCCCCATGCAAAACATTCTGGGTCGGATGGAGAAGCCTGATCAAGACTTTTCCTCGCGCTCCATCGTCGACCACACCAACAGCGAAGAGTCCTCAAGCAAAGCCTGAATACCGGGCTGACCGTCGAACGTTTGCATCAGCTCGCGGAGACAACGATCCGCTCCGGCTAACAACAAACCTCGGCGGTCAACACCGTCAGAAATTGCGCGAACTGCTTGAATGTGAGAACGGAGTTCCTTCTGTAACGCAGAAACCTTAGTCGCTGCTGTGGCGTAATCGAGCATGCCGTTCAAGGTCATGCCGCGCACGTTTTGCAAGTCCATCTGCAAACCGTCGATTTCGGTTAACAGGATTTTCCTGAGATCTTCTTTGGGGTATTTCTCCTGGACCCACGCGGTCAGATCAGAGATGCTGCCTGCGTAACCCGGCTTGAGGAACCGGGCATACAGATAAGCTTCGATATCGCTGGTAGCGTTTTTGGCATAAAAGATGAAAGCATCTTTCTGCGATTTGTCGAGTGAGTCCAGCCACCCAGCGACGGTGGACGGATCTCCAATTTTCGTAAGCATCAGGCGAGAGCGGCTGTCAGACCTAGGGCTGCAGACCGGCGAGAACGCTCTAAAGCCAACTGACCTTCAGTCTGAGCACGCTGTAAAGCCATTTGGTTACGAGTCTGCTCTTGCTGTCGACGAATGTCTAAATTCGTCGAAGCAATGTTAGAAGCTAGTTGGTTCTTGCCTTGCTGGGCAGTTTGACCCGCAGAGGCCACAGCTTGTGCGGTAGGGAGCAAAGCTTGAGCCTCCCCGGTTAACGTAGTGTTAGCTAAGTTCGCCGCGGCAGTCGCATAGGTCTGAGCCAGATTTTCGGCGGTTTCGAGACCGAGAGTTTCAGCAGCCAAACGACCTTTAGCCGCTAAATCGTGCAGACCAATCGCACTACTGGCATACTGGGACGAAATACCGGCGAGCATGCCGGCTGCAGTTTGGTCTTTAGTTAGGCTGTTTTTAAATTGATCGTAAGCCGTCTGACCGCGGATAGTGGTTTCGGCGCCCATCGCCTGGATCCAGGGCTGCAGCTGAGCCCCCATCAGATACTGCTGAGTCGTCAGCTGAGTCTGACCAGGCGCTAGCTGTGCGTACAAGGAGGCGTAATCGGGTTGTCCGCCTCCGCCGCCGAGTGCACCGAACAAACTGCCGATGCCCGTAGCCGCAGCTCCGGCGCCGCCGAGAAAAGTTCCAACGCTGGCTAAACCAGCTAAAGGGGCTGCCATATCAAGTCCTCAACTGAAAACCGCCAAGCACAGACTGGGCGGATTGGGTGCCTTTACTGAGAATGTCGGCTACGTTCGCGCTGGGTTGCTGAGAAGCAATCAGAGCCTGCCCCAACATTGCTTGAGAAAGCACGTTAGTTTGCTGCGCCGTCTTGTACATATCGGTCCAAGATTTTATGCGCTCAAGCTCGATCTCCCGCTTATACCGTTCGCGAGATTTTTCGGCTCCTAAAGCCTGGCTAATAGCAGATGTTGTTACAAACTGACGAATATTCTCGTTTGTCGCTTCCCGACGAGCTTCGGGAGACAACTGAGTTGCGAGGAGCTTAACTAACTCTTCGAACCCAGGTTCTTTACCCGGAGTCTTAACGTCCTCGGGGAAGGTGCCAGTTTCGATGTCTCGATCGGTTCCCCAGTTGGTAGTGGTATCAGGCAACGGACCGCCGGGAGCCCCTCCGCCAGTTTG